TATAGGGAGAGCGAAAGTTCTGAAAAGCAAAGCTGGGCAGAACAAGCAAAAATGAGAGCTAATAAGACAGCTAATACATATAATGAATATATTTTGAAAAATTCTTTTGTATGGCAAGGAAACATTCCAAGTGATATTGATAACAATTTATCTTTACTGAAGTAGGAGGTCATTACAATGAATAAAGTTGTTTTAATAGGAAGATTAACACGTGATCCAGACATTCGATATACAACTACTAACAACACTCTGGTTGTATTGTTTACTTTGGCAGTTAATCGTAGATTTGTAAGACCAGGAGAAGAAAGACAAGCTGATTTTATTAACATTGTGGCCTGGGATAAAACTGGAGAATTTTGCAGCAAATATTTCAAAAAAGGTCAACAAGTTGGAATTGCTGGAAGAATACAAACAAGGAATTACGATGATAAAGATGGAAAGAAAATTTATGTTACGGAAGTTGTTGCAGAAGAAGCATATTTTGCAGAATCAAACAAAAATCAAACACAAGAAGCAAATCCATTTGAAAGCAATCCAGCACAGCAACCTGTAACAGATGATGATTTACCATTTTAATATAAATTACTTAATTTTATGAGTGTAGAAGCAAGGCAGGGCTACAAATGACTACTTTTTCTACACTCTTTTTATATACAAGAGAAAGTGGGTGACCAAGTGGCAAGGAAACGAATGATAGACCCTGGTATATGGCAAAGTCAGGATTTTGGAAGATTATCAGAATTGGCTAAATTACTTTTTATAGGTTTATTTACGCAAGCAGATGATGAAGGTAGAGGAATTGGTAATCCAGTTTATTTAAAATCTAGTATTTTCCCTTATAAAGAAAGTTTAAGAAGTGCCGACGTAGAAAAGGCCTTATCAGAAATAAGTTCAAATATGTCCGTATTCTTTTATTCTTGTAACGGAAATCAATACTATCAATTAACTAACTGGGATAAATGGCAAAAAATTGATAAACCATCACAAAGTAAAATACCTGAATTTCAAGAAGAAAACATGCAAATTGAAACATTCGGCAATAATTCGACGAACGTTCGACGAGTACTCGACGAAAGTTCTTCTCTAATAGAAAAGAATAAGAATAGAAAAGAAATAGAAGAGAAGAAGAAAGAAAAAGAGTTCGTCGCACCTACGTTGGAAGAAATTGAAAAATATGTTAATGAAAAGAAACTTAATGTTGATGCGAAAAAGTTTTTTAATTATTTTACGGAAGGCAATTGGGTAGATAGCAAAGGAAATAAGGTAAAAAATTGGAAGCAGAAACTTCTTACCTGGAGCAGTTATCAACCAGGAAGTAATAATTCTAATACAAAGAACAATTCAAATGTTATGCAGGCATTTAAAGATGATCCAACAGGACAATATGCAGATTTAGAAAGTTTTTATTTGAATTGAGAGAAGGTGGAACAAATGATTAAAGAAAAATTGGATATTCTTATAAAACGTGAAAAACCGAAAGTATACACGGATGTATTTGTAGAAGCAAGTGGATATGGAAAGCAGAAAATAAAGAATAAATATCTTATTTGTGACTATTGTGGTAAAAGAATTTCATTAGATGTTCCAAAAGATAGAAAAACTGGAGGAACAATGATTTTAAATTATATATTGACGCATAAAGACCGTTGCACAATTGCTGCATGTAATAAATGTGTGATTCCGATACTTAACGAATTTTAAATTGAGGTGATATACAAATGATAACCAATGAATGTAGAAGAAATGCAAATGAAACTGTAGATAGAATGAAAAGGTATATGCAAATTAAAGAAATTCTAAAAGGAAGAATGCTTTCGGCTAAAGAAGTTGCAGTTGAGATGCATAAGAGAGGTTATACAGATTCTGCAGAAAGAAATTATTCAGCACCTAGACTTACTGAATTAGAGATGAGATATAGGCTTGTAAAAGTTGTTGGCAAAAAGAAGTGCCAATATACAGGCAAGATGGTATCTGTTTATCAATTGATAGAGGATAGGAAAAGTTGGGAGCAATTAAAGATAGAGTTTGGAGGTACTATATGAAAACTGTTTTGATTTGTATATTGCTATATTTTGAAGTAGTAGGGATTTATTCTGCAGTTAATAGAATGTATTTAATTTGCAATGCGAAGAAAAGAATCAGGCAATTAAAAAAGAACAAAAGAAAGTAGTGTGATTTTATGAACTACGTTGAACCAATAAGAGATAAAAACATCATTGACGATATGTGTACATACTTAAAGAACAGGAATAAACGTGATTGCATCATGTTTATGTTAGGAATATATGTTGGATTACGAATTTCAGATATTTTAACATTTAAAGTTAAAGATTTGAAAAGACGTAGACAGTTAACAATTTACGAGAAGAAAACAGGTAAGCAAAAGATATTTAGTATTCCAGACGAATTTTATTCTATTCTAAACGAATATTTAGATACGAGAGATGATGACGAATATATATTTAAAAGCAGGCAAGGAAATAAGTCGATTACTAGAGCAAGAGCCTACCAGATATTAAGACAAGCTGGAAAACAATTTGGACTTGAGAATATTGGCACGCATACAATGCGCAAAACCTTTGGGTATTGGTATTACAAGAATTATAACGATATTGTTGGGCTTATGAAGATTTTGAATCATGCTAGTGAAGCTATTACGAAAAGATATATAGGAATTGATCAAGAAGAGATGAGCAGGAAGCAGAAGAATTTTAAATTGATAAATAATTTTAAGTGGTAGTGAGGTGTTTTACATGAATGAAATAGAAGTTGTTTCGATAGATAAATTGAATGAAATTATAAAAATAAGAGAGCCACGTGGATTATTTCTTAGCAGAGAAAAAAGAAAGGGCAGAGTAAAAGGAATGTTCGTTGCTGTAGATAATTTAACTGGAGACGCTTGGACAGAAGAATTTAAAGAATTAGAAGATGCAGAAGACTGGCTGAATAGAAAGATAGAGGAGGAAGAATAGTATGGAAAAAGAAGATTTGGCTAGAATTATAAAAGAACAATTAGAGTATTTAGACCAAAGAATAAAAGAAACGGATAATGATATTTTATATAAACAAGAACTATTAAACTTAAATAAAAAGTTTAATAAATTCACTTATGAATGTGAGGAAGAAATAAAAAAATTAGCTATTCAAAAAGGAATACTGCAAAATGTCAAAGAATCATTTTTAGAAACAATGAATGAGTATGATGTAGATTTTGATGATATTAAAGATTATATTGCAGAATGTTGAGTTAGCTTCAATTAGAATGTGTAAAACTCAAAATTTAAAAATTATAAAAACACTTGTATTTCAAGAATAAAAAATTATAAATGAGTTTTACACAATATAAGATATGGAAAACTCAATGAAAAGGTTTGGTGATTAAAATGAATGAAATATGGGAAAGAGAAAATGAACAAAAAGAAAAATATATAGAAGTCCTTAATTTATTAGCTAGTATAGGAGGTAGAGTTTTAAAATGAGTGAAGCAGATAAACTTTTTGAAGAGTTAGGATATAAGAAAATAATTGATGATGATAGAGAAATAACATACAGATATAAGAAGTATGTTTTTGGAGAATTGATTGAGAATTTCATAACATTTAAAAAAATAAATAAATTAGTTGCAAAGTATTATGAGGATTCAAATGATATTCAATATTCAGAACTATGCACAATGCAAGAACTAAAAGCAATAAATATGAAATGCAAAGAATTACGGATGGGAGGTATAACTAATGGAAGTTATTATTGATACTGCTGTATTTGTTTTCGTAAAATTCTTTGCAATACTTGGGATAATATGTGGAACTATTGGAATGATAGCATTTTTTATATATTTCCTAATTAGAGGAATTATAGCATTGAAAGGTGCAATAGTAACAGAAAAAATATGGAGGGTTGCATTAAAAGAATATGTTGAAAAGAGAAATCCAAATGTAAAAAGAGCTGGTCTTTTTAAACATAGCAAATTTCAGATTACACCAAAAGATTTTGAAAAGAAAGATGGTGATAACTAATGGAATTATCAGAACCAGATTATTGGCATGAAGGTGAAAGACTTATAGACGAGTTATGGAATTTAGACTATGGTACTTATGAAGTCATTTGTGGGGATAATTCATTAACAATAGAATTAACAACAGGTGGTTGGAGTGAAAATGAAAAGGCTATTGATAAACTATCAGAAACCATGTTTTGGATGCTATACTGGCAAAAAAGCGAACGTGGTGGAAAATACACGTTTAGAAAGGAGTTTAACTAATGGAATTATCAGAAGCTAAAGAAATATTAAAAGATTTATCAAGAAGCATTGGCTCCAATGATGAATTTTTAAAAGAGCATGAACCAGAAAATTACAAATTAAATCAAGCTATCTATACCGTATTAAAAGCATTAGATATAAATGAATATATGGAAGAATTGGGAAAAGAAAAAGTTCAAGAAATAGATCAGGCTAGAAAAAATATTTTAAGAGGAGTTGATTTAGAATCATCTGCAATAATATTAAATGCAGCAATATTTGAAAATGTTGTTTTTCTTGGTGGAAGAGTCAATCCTATAAAAATAGCTACAAGACAAATATTAGATTTTCTTTCTGAATTTAAAACAAAGGATTATTGGACAGTCTTGAGGGAAAAAGTTAAAAGAGGCAATAAAATTCAAGAGCTAAATCAACAAATTCAAGAACAACAAAGAGTTATCAATGAATTAAAAGAGGAAAAAGCTATATTAAAGCAAAGATTATGGCATTTGTTTAGAAGTGAGATAATAAAAAAATATGATTTAAAAGATTGGAGAACAGGAAAATATAAACTAAATATTGACGAATTTGATGAAAGGTATGGTGAAAAATGATAATTTTAACACAAGATAGAAAAGCAATACATAATTTTGACAATGTATTAAGTATTCAAGTTGAAGGTAAACGAATCATTGTTTATGACGAAATTAATGATAGTAGTGCATTAGGTACTTACGCAACCGCAGAAAGAGCAAAAGAAGTTTTACAGAAGTTCATTGGCTTCTTTGATGGAAGCGATTTTAAACTTCCTATTTTACCGTCAAAAGATATAGCATGCATTCTTGAGGCTAAAAAATATACTTGCTTTACAATGCCTGAAAAATAAAATACGAAAGAAGGTGTAATTAACTTATGATGACAGGAGCAGAGTTTAAAGAAAAAGTGAAATGCGCTAGGGGAATTGAAAATGGAATAAAAGATTTAATGAAAAAGATTAGAAAGATAGAGGAAAACAGCCAAAGTGTAAAAGATAGTGTTCATGGATCTTCAAATACGTTTCCATATACAGAGCATAGTTTTTCGATAGAAGGAATAGAACACAATCCTTTATTGGAGAAAAGAAGAAGGTTACTGAAGAAAAAACAAAAAGAATTAGAAAATTTAAAATATGACTTAGAAGAATATATTAACACAGAAATTAAAGACGAACATATTAGGCAGCTGCTTGAATACAAATACATAGATGATTACAGCTGGGTAAAAATTGCTAATAAAATGCATGGAACAGAAGATGCATTACGAATGGAACTAAAAAGATTTTTAGAAAAAATTTAAAGTTGTTCGTTTTGTTCGGTTGATATATGTTAAATTGGTATTGTGATAAGTTATAAATACTTATTACATCATTCGATTGCTAGTTTTTTCGTTTGTACCTTCTTAAGAGTTTAGGTCATTTACTCGATAAGCAAGTCCTGGTGTGTTCAGGACTTGTTTATTTTTTTTATGCGTTTAGTTTAATTGGTAAAACGGCAGTCTCCAAAACTGTAAGATGAATGTTCGAATCGTTCAACGTGTGCCAAAAGGAATGATGATTTTGAAAGAGTGGGCAAAGAAGTTTTATGAATCGACAGCATGGAAGAAGACACGAGATAGTGTAATGGCAGAATGTAACTATGTATGCAATAGATGTAAAAACAAAAATGGTCCTGCAGAAATTGTGCATCACAAGATTTGGCTTACACCACAAAATATCAATGATGTAAATATTACTTTAAATAAAAATAATCTAGAACCATTGTGTAGAACATGCCATGCAAAAGAGCATGAAGGTGTGGGAGCAACTGCAAAAGGATTAATGTTTGATGAGAACGGAGTGTTGATTAGTTATGAAGATGAGGATCTTAACGAATGATAACTTTATTGATATAGATGCAGATGTTGATGAAAGTAATTTGATGCAAGCTATTGATGAAGGAAATACGATAGCGATGAAGACGTCTGATGGAAATATTTTTATTCTAAATACAATTAATGTTGTTGGAATAATTATTTCACATGAAATGAATATCCCCCCTATTTTGCAATGAGATAGGGCACTTAATAAACCGCGCTTCGAACCTTTTTAGACCTCGGAACAGGCGCACATAACCCCCACCCCTTAAATGAAAGGAAGTGAAAAATGTGGCAGAAAGTAAAGAAGTTTTGTCAACTGGAGAAGTTAAAAATTTAGAACAAATAATTTCCAAAATTGAAGGAAAAAAGAAAATTGTTGCTAAAAAACTTTTAATAGAAATAAAATTTTACAATAAGACTTTGAAAAAATTAAAAGCTAAAATTAATGAAGATGATGTTACTGTTATGATGCCACAGGGAGCATATGAAATAGAACGAGAGCATCCAGCGCTTAAGAGCTATAATACAAGTATTAAAAATTATCAGAGCTTATTAAAACAACTATGCGAGCTGTTTGACGATTTGCCATCTGACAATATCCCTGATGCATTGGAAGAATTTTGTAGATGATCAATTATATCCAGGAGTATTGGAAATTAATTTTAGATGGCAAAGTAAAAGTTTCTAAAAAGGTACATAAACAATTTGAGTTAATTATTAATGATTTAGAGAATCCAGGTAAATATCATTTCGACATAGAGAGAGGGACAAGGCCAATTGAATTTATAGAGAAGTTCTGCAAACATTCAAAAGGTCAATGGGCTGGTAAACCTGTGATATTAGATTTATGGCAAAAAGCAATTGTTCAAACAATCTTTGGATTTGTCGACAATAACAATTTAAGAAAATATAGAGAAGTATTAATAGTTGTTGGAAGAAAAAATGGAAAGTCAACACTACTTTCATGTATTGCACTTTATATGCTTTTTGCTGATAGAGAAGGTGGAGCACAAGTATGTTGCGTTGCTTCTAAAAAGGATCAAGCAAAGATTGTATTTAATGAAGCACGAAATATGGTATTGCAGTCTCCTTTACTATCAAAACATATTAAGAAAAGAAAAAGTGATCTATATGTTCCGATGAACTTCTCAACCTTTGAGCCTCTTGCTAGTGATAGTAATACTCTTGATGGCTTAAACTTGCATTGTGGAATTATAGATGAGCTTCACTCTATAAAAGATAGAAATATATATGATGTATCAATTCAATCAATGGCTGCTAGAACGCAGCCATTATTAGTTATGATTACAACTGCTGGTTTTGTTCGTGAATCTATTTATGATGATAGATATGAGCATGGAGAAAATGTTTTAAATGGAACTATACAAGACGAGCATTTCCTTGCGTTTATTTATGAATTAGACGAACGCAAAGAATGGACTAAACCAGAATGTTATCAAAAAGCTAATCCAGGACTTGGAACAATCAAGTCGCTGGATTTTTTAATGGAAATGGTACAGCATGCTAAAGATAATAAACGATTTTTACCAACTTTACTAACAAAAGATTTTAATATTCGTGAAACTGGTTTAGGAAGTTGGTTGAATTTTGAAGATATAGATAACAAGGAAACATTCGATATTGAAAAATTAAGAAACTCTTATGGAGTTGGAGGCACAGACTTATCATCTGTTGGTGATTTAACTTGTGCAACCGCTCTAGTGAGAAAAGAAAAAAAGCTTTTTGCATTACAAATGTATTTTATTCCAGAGGAAACTGCAGAAAAGAAGGAACATGAAGATAAGGTTCCATACAAGGTATGGCGAGATAAAGGCTGGATTAGATTTTGCTCTGGCAATAAGGTTGATTACTCAGATGTTACAGAATGGTTTATAGATTTGCGAGAACAATATGGAATTTATATTCTATGGTGTGGATTTGATAGCTGGGGTGCTGAATTTTGGGTAAAAGAAATGCGTAACAATTCTTTTGTTATGGAAGAAGTTATACAAGGTGCCAAAACAATGTCTGCACCAATGAAATTATTAGCAACGGAGCTTACATCTAAAGAAATTAACTATAACAACAATCCAATTTTGAAATGGTGTTTAACGAATACGCAAATTGAAGTGGATAAAAATGACAACATTAGGCCAGTAAAAGGAAAGAATAAAAAACAAAGAATTGATGGTGCTGTTTCTTTAATTGATGCTTATGTTGTTTATCAAAGACATTTTGAAGATTTTATAGCAATGACAGGAGGTAAGTAGTTTGGGTTTATTTGATAGATTCAAAATAGTTGAAAAAAGAAAAAAACAGCAACAGTTATTAACAGAGGGATTTCGTTTAATAACTGGATATAGTCCTGCATTTAGTACTTTTAATGGAAGTTTATACGAAATGCATTTGATAAGAGATGCAATAGATATTATTGCAACTCATGCAAGCAAATTAAAACCTGTTATTAATGGTCCAGCATATAAGAAAAATGAGATTGCTGCATTACTTCAAGAACGACCAAATTTGTTAATGAATACGCAGCAATTCATCGCTAGGTTAATAACAATGCTTATGTGTGATAATAATGCTTTTATTATTCCAATATATTCAGATAATATGGCAACCAAAATAATTGGATTATACCCAGTAATGAGTCCAGGTTCCAAAATTATTCAGG